GCTGCTGGGTCTCTGATGGCCGACTCGGTCGGCCAGAGCAATCGCACAAACTTCCCGTAGGGAATCTTTACCAAGCAATAATCCCATGTATCCTAGCCGTGGAGTACACGCTAGGAGTCCCCCTTGGAGTTTCTACACACCCTGCACGGCATCTGCCGTGACGCCTTGGAGCACCGGCTTGAGTCCGATGATCCAACGGTCACCCACGAGGACATCGCCGAGGTCCAGGTCCTGATCGACCAGGTCACCTTGGCGATCGAGTCCCATTCCTGTATCCTGAGCATGCCATCCGGGATGCTGAGGATAATCACCCATGACCACCACGAAGGAACTGCTGCTCCAGTCGTTCACCAAGAGCCGAGAGGTCATCCAGAAGGAACGTAAGGCACTGAATGCCTACGTCGCGGGCAACGTCGGGAAGATCCCGCCGGAGTCGGCCGTCTTCGCCATACGCGGGACGGGCGTCTACGACGAGATCGACAAGGCGAGGCAGATGACGACCTGAATGAGCGACGACACGATCTCCGAGACGCCCGTGTGGGCGTCGATGCCGCCCGCCGAGCAGGCAGGGCTGAGCGAGATCCAGAGGCAGATGGAGATGGACGCGGTCGAGCAGGGAGTCCAGCGGTACCGAAAGGCGTTGGAGACCCACCACTCGATGCGGGGGCCGGAGCAGAGGTTGGCCGTCGAGATCATCGAGGCGATCCTGCCCGCCGTCAGGGAGATGCAGAGGACGGCACTCGACAAGCTCGGTCGGGCCGGTCGCCCGTCGGGCCACGAGCCCGCCCTGCTGGCACTGTCCGCCGAGCGGCTGTGTCTGATAACCCTACAGTCGGTCTTCCTGACCTTCGCCCAGAGCGACGGTCTGGTGAAGAAGACGGCCCTGTGCCGGGCCATCGCCGACGCCGTCCGGAACGAGATCACCTTTGAGGCGATCAAGCACGGCAATCGGGACCTGTACAAGAGGCACATCGAGCATTCCAAGTCGTGGTCTCCCAAGAAGATAGCCGCCGTGGCCGAGAAGGCGGGCATCCAGCGGGTCAAGTGGTCCGACGAGGACCGGATCAGGGTGGGCTGGTATTTAGTGGGACCATTGGAGCAAGACACTGACCTGCTCTTCAGGGCGGCCCCCGGTCAGGGCTGGCGTCAGGATTGGATCGTGGCACTCTCAGAGCGCACTAAGGAGCGCATAAGGGGGCTCCATGAGAGATTAGAGATTCTTCATCCCATCGTACTTCCGATGGTCATACCCCCTCGAAGTTGGTCCGAGACTCTCGACCAAGGGGGATATCTCTACTCGTCGTCCAGGGCGGTGATCCCGTCGTTCCTGGGCGACCACAGGGTGGACTACAGGGTCCCCCTCGTGACCGAGGCCGTCAACTACCTTCAGTCTACCCCATACCAGATCAACCGCGAGGTACTGGACGTGGCGACGAGGCTGTGGTCGCGGGGCGGCGACATGGCCGGTCTCGTCAGGGCCACCCTCGGCGAGATCCCTCCCAAGCCTCCGGGCAAGTGGGAGTCGCCGGAGGTCAGGGCATGGCGTCAGGCGGCCCGCGAGGTCCACCGCCAGCACGGCAAGGACGCATCGGCACGGGTCTCCACCGCCTTCAAGGTGTCGATCGCCAACCGGCTGAAGGGCCACCGTGCCATCTGGTTCGTCAACCACCTCGACTTCCGAGGACGGATCTACACCAAGGGCACGCACCTCCAGCCGCAGGGCGACGACCTGTGTCGTGGCCTGCTGCGGTTCGCCGAGGCCAAGGCCCCCGGCGGGGCGGGCATGCGGTGGCTCAAGATCCACCTCGCCAACTGCCACGGCGTCGACAAGGTGTCGTTCGCCGACCGCATCGCATGGGCCGATGCGTACCTGAAGCCGTACCGGAATGGAGCCGAATGTGACCCGTACTCGGATCGTCGCTGGATGGACGCTGATGAGCCTTGGGGTGCTCTCGCTGCCTTGCTTGCTTGTCTGTCTCCTGACGATGCCGGGTCTCGTGTCATCGTCGGAGTGGACGGCACTTGCAATGGCATTCAGCACCTGTCTGCTCTGGGGTTGGATGATGTTGGAGCGGGCTCGGTTTCGATGCTCCCGGCCGACAAGCCGTCCGACATCTACGGGGACGTCGCCAAGGAAGTGAACCGCCTGATCGAGCTTGACTGCTCGACCGTCACGTACGACCCCAACGACGTCCATCCCTGCTGGCAATGGCGGGGCAAGGTCACCCGCAAGACGGTGAAGCCCGGCGTGATGACGACCCCCTACGGGGTCACCATGATCGGGATGCGTGAGCAGATCAAGGCGTGGCTGGACGAGAACCCCATCGGGGGACGTCCCTACCAGATGGCCGAGTACCTTCAGTTGAAGATGGACGAGGCGATGTCACGCATCATCTCGGCCGCCAAGCGGATCATGCAGTGGCTCAGGGACGTCAGCGACGTCTGTCATGCGGCGGGGTGCGACGTCCAGTGGACCACGATCCTGGGGTTCCCGGTCAGGCAGAGCTACTGCCGCACGCAGGCGAAGCGGGTCCGCATCTCGAACAACGAGGTGGTCCTGCGGATGCCCGAGGCGGAGCGTCGGCTGCACGCACAGTCGCAGCGACGGGGCCTGCCACCGAACTACGTGCACTCGCTGGACGCATGCCACCTGATGCAGGCGGCGATCCGGTGCCGCGAGGAGGGCATCACCCTCGGTGCGACGCACGACTCGTACAAGACGCACGCCTGCGACGTCGACCGGCTGGGCGTGCTGCTGCGTGAGGAGTTCGTCGAGCTGTACGGCGACAACCCGCTGGAGCGTTTCCGGCGTGAGGTCATGGAACGGACGGGGCTGACGCTGCCGGAGATCCCCGAGAGGGGGACTCTCGACATACGGCAGGTCATGGACGCCCCATACTTCTTCGCTTAGGAGACGAGACATGGAAGAACAACCGGCTGTGGTTGACAAGAGGGAGATTCCCAAGCTGGTCCGCACGCTGATCGAGAACCAGTCGGCGTGGATCGTCGGCGGCGGGGCGAAACCGGACAACCCGAAGCCCTATGACTGGGACGTCGTGTTCACCGACGCAGACGAGTTCAGGCGTGGAGTCTCGCTTGTCACGGCCGACGACACCGTTTACGTCATCAAGCCGAACATCTTCGGCGGGTGGAAGATCACGGCCGGAGATGCGGTCATCGACATGTGGCAGGGAAACCCGCTCGACGTGCTGATGCACCCGAAGTGCCAGTACATCTGGCATCCCATGTCGGGAGTCCTCATTCGCAAGGACGCACAACAGGTTCACCTCAATAGCTGATGCAACGCCCAATGCGTTCAGGTTCACCGAAGACTGTCTACATCGCCGGGCCGATGCGACAGCTTCCTCGGTGCAACTTCGCCTCCTTCGACCGTGCCAAGGCACGGCTCCAGAAGGACGGCTGGACGGTCATCTCCCCCGCCGACCTCGACCGTGCCTCGGGGTTCGACCCCGACCGAGACGAGGTCACCACCTCGATGGTGCGTGACGCCTTCGTGCGTGACGTGGTCGCACTGCTGATGCGGTGCGACGCCATCGCCATGCTGCCCGAGAGCGGGGACCACCCGCTGTCCCTGTGCCATGTCGAGCGGACCATCGCCGAGCGGTTCGGGATGCAGGTGATCGAGCTGGAGAACTACGCTGAGTAGCGTCCTCGTCATCGGGGACCCCCATCTCCCGCCGTGCCACCCGATGTACCTCCGGTTCTGCCGGGACATCGCCGAGTCGCACCAGTGCACCCGGATCGTCATCATCGGCGACATCGTCGACCACCACAACATCTCCTTCCACCGCCGCGAGGTCGACTCGGTGGACGTCAACAGCGAGTTCGACCAGGTCCTTGAGCAGATCGCCGACTGGCACGAGACCTTCCCCAAGGCGACGGTCACGATCGGCAACCACGACGAACGCATCTACCGGCTGGCAGCCTCCGTGGGAATCCCCGGCCGTGCGGTCAAGTCGTACAACGAGCTTTGGCAGACGCATGGCTGGAACTGGGTCTCAGACATCACCATCGACGACGTCCACTACTTCCACGGGACCGGCCACTCCGGCGAGCGGCCCGCCTTCCTCGCCGCAAGGGCCAGCATGGTGTCGACTGTGCTGGGGCATGTCCACTCCGTCGCCGGAGTCAACTGGATGGCGGGACCCAATGGCCGCCTATTCGGAATGGACGTGGGGTGTGGAGTAGATATCGAGCACGTCTCGATGCGGTACGGCCGCCACATGAGCCGCAAGCCGATCCTCGCCTGCGGCGTGGTGCGTGACGGCCAGCCGCTGCACTATGCGATGCCGTGCGGCCCCAAGGAACGTTACAACCGACGAAGAGCATGACCAACGACAACTGCCCCCAGTGCGACGTCCTGTGGACGGCACTGGCGTCTCTCCTGCGGGAGATCGACCAGCAGGCCCGCGAGGGTCTGCAATGGCCCCGCCCCGACTTCATCGACGTGCCCCTGCGGAACGCACAATCCGCCGTCATGGCGAACCCCTACGGGACGACGGAGTTGAATGGATGAGCAACTGCGTCACGACGTCGAGGAGGCCATCAGGGTGCGGCACGGGCTGTCCGTCGCCGCCCTGCTCAGGCGGTGCCTCGACGCCATCGACGAACTGGAGACGAGACATGAGCTACGAGCAGGACAACAAGATGAGGGACGCCAAGATCACGGCGACCGCCGTGTGGAAGGGCGTCTACGAGAAGCTGGGGCCTGAGGCCACCGGCGAGACGATCGAGGCCGAGGTGATCCGCAACATGAAGATCATCCAGAAGGTGTCGAAGCTGGCCGTCGGTGCGGGCTGATGTGGGAGACGGGGCCGAGCCAACGGAGAACCCCATGCACGCAGCCCCCGAAGACGCGGTCGAGTTCGACACCGACGCATTCAAGATCGGTCTTGACGAGGACGAGGACGACATCGAGGCGATCGAGTACCTCGATGCGAGGCCCAGACCCGAGAGGCTGGGCCGACGACGGGTGCCCACGCGGTACTCGTGAACATCAACGCCCGCAAGGGCAAGGGAACGAGACATGGCAAACGACACGAAGAAGGTCGAGCGGACCTGGATTGACGAGAGGTTCCGAACGCCGGTCGGCGAGCTTGGGTATTCGGCCATCGCCGAGCCCGACTCCTACAAGGGCGAGGACCCGAAGTACAAGATCACGCTCCAGTTCGACAATGACGACCCCGAGTTCACTAAGTTCAAGGACCGACTCGACAAGGTCGAGCAGGACTACGTCGAGAACACGGCGAAGAAGAAGTGGAAGTCCGGGGCCAACTGGAAGGACGGCTCGACGTGGGACCCGGACGCCAAGGAGCGTCGGGACGACGACACGAAGACCCGGATCAGCATGACCATGTACCCCGACGAGGCCGAGGACGGCTCGCCGTGCTGGCCCAAGGGGTTCCTCGGCTGCTATGACCTCGCGAAGAACAAGGTCAAGCCGCCGAACGCGGGCGACAAGGTCATCGTGTGCTTCTCCGCCGCCGGTGTGAAGACGAACATGAAGACCGGCCTGAAGCTGTACCCCCGCATGGTCATCGTGGTGGAACGCTGCGGCCGCTCCGGCGGCGGCAACGTCGGCACCTCCGACGACTGGTTCGCCACGGTCCCCGCAGCGAAGCCCATGGCCGCCGCGAAGAAGGTCGACGACGACGCTGACGTTCCGTACTGATGAACAGCCGCAGCAAGGGCAAGAGAGGGGAACTCATGCTGGTCCACGCACTGCGTGAACTAGGGTTCCCCGACGCCGCCCGTACCGCACAGCACTGCGGCAAGGGCGGCACGGCCGACCTCAACGAGGCGGCCATCCCCGGATACCACGTCGAGTGCAAGAACGTGGCGAGCATCGCCGCGATCAAGTACCACGATCAGGCGGTACGGGACTCGACCGACGGCCGCGTGCCGCTGGTCTGCATGAAGGGAAACCGGACGGGATGGTACGCGATGCTCAGCCTCGCGGACTTCGCCCGTCTCTACCACGAGGCCCAATCCAATAGGTGTCAGAATCAGGCTCTCGGGTGACCCATCGGGCACCCTGCCCTGCCTGTCGCAGCCAAGGACGCGACAACAGCGGCGACAACCTGGCCGTGTACGATGACGGTCATGCTCACTGTCATGCCTGCGGCCATCATGCTGGTGGGGATGGTGGTGCTGATCCGGTCGCTGTTCACCGAGCACTGGCCGAGAGGCCGTCGGCGTCGCTGATCGAGGGCGGTGCCATCACCGCACTCCGGCACCGCGGCATCTCACAGGACACATGCCAGAAGTTCGGCTACGTCCGAAAGCGGCTCCCCGACGACACGATCATCGAGATCGCGACCTACCTCAAGGACGGCATCCCCGTCGGCCAGAAGGTGCGTGGTCCGGACAAGAAGTTCTGGACGACAGGTCGGATGAGGGACGCACCGCTCTGGGGCCAGTGGCTCTGGGCTCAGGGCGGGAAGCGGCTCGTCGTCACCGAGGGCGAGATCGACTGC